ATCGAGTTGAGAGAGAAAATAGTTATGGCATACATTAGTCAAGAAGAGAAAAAAGAGTTCACTCCTGCGATCAAAGCAGTCCTAAAGAAGTACGGTATGAAAGGTACCCTTGCTATCCGTCATCACAGCACTTTAGTCTGTAACATTAAAAGCGGTGATCTAGATATCATCGGTTGTAACAACAAGACCACTATGAAAAGCAATCGCTACTACGACACCAACGTCTATGACCTTCGTGGTAAGATGGCGCGTCTTCAAGAGCAGTACATTCAAGTCAACCCTTACTGGATCGACGAGAACTATGCCGAAGATCAAAAAGTTGTTGCTTTCATTAAAGAACTCAAAGAAGCAATGGAAGGGCCACGTTTCTTCAACGAAGATGATAGCATGACCGATTACTTCCACCGTAGTCACTACACCGACATCAATGTCGGAAACTACAACACACCTTACGAGTGTACTACCGAAGGTTATGATATACAAGAAGACCTTGATATGCTTCAGGGACGCATTGATGACCTAGAGCGTGAAGATAAGATGGTCGCATAAATGAAAGGATAAACCTACCGGGCCCTCCCTGAGTAAATACTCGTTGGCACTCGGCATGATGGTTTTCTCCCCCCCTCTTTTCGAAAGTGATTGGGGGGGTTTTTTTTACATTTAGCACAGTTATAAGTAACTGTACAAACTCTCTAAACACTATATACTATTAGAAACAGGAATTATTTAATGGCACATTACCGAACTTACGAGGTCTTTGAAGTATTTGACCTCTTCGCAAAAACAACTGATAACGCAGAACGTGTTGCGTTGTTACAAAAGCACGACACTCCGGCACTGCGAGATGTCCTGCGTGGAACCTTCGATGATCGCCTTGTGTGGATCTTGCCTGAAGGTACGCCACCCTATACCCCGAACCGTCCAGAGTCATCTCCGCAAAGTCTCCATAAAGCACATAAAGAATTTGGATACTATGTCAAAGGTGGTTATGGTAACAACATGAACTCTATGAAGAGAGAATCCATGTTTATGCGTATGCTCGAAAGTGTACACCCTTCCGATGCAAATATAATCTTGAGCATGGTAGCGAAGAAGCGACCAGTCAAGTACCTTAACAAGAAACTAGCACAGGAGACTTTCCCTAACTTAATACCGTAACCCCTAAACCCACTTAACCGTAATAGAAAGAGAGGTGTTGATGTCGAAGAACCAAATAGATCGATTGAAGAAGGACAACAAAGAACTAGGTCATTACATTGCTAAACTTCATAAGAAGGGCAAAACAGATCTGGCATATAAGATGTCCAAGAAGCAAGACTTTTTAAATCAAACTATCGCAGATACTCTGCAAATGACTCAATAAGGAAGGTGATCCATATCTCTTCATCCCTCTTCGGAGGGGTGTCGTATGGACAGTTAGGACAAATATTATGCCATTATATGACTTTAGAAACATAGAGACCGATGAGATTACCGAAGCAGTAGTATCCATCGCAAACTATGATCAATACCTCATCGATAACCCCCATCTAGTAAGGACGTTCACCAAGGCACCTAGTCTGGTGTCAGGTAGTAAGTCTGCTCTGAGTATGGCGGGGTCGGGACACCGTGAACTATTACAACGAATCAAAGAAGGTTCGGGAGAAGGGAATACTATTAAGACATGAAACCAAAACTCGCGCATAAACCAAAGACCTTACGCATAGATGATCTGCTTACCGTAGACCCTATGACTACAGGACAGGAAGAAGTATTTAAAGGATATAAGTCTGGAGATCACATTGTGATGTCTGGTAGCGCAGGAACAGGCAAGACGTTCACTGCTCTTTATCTGGCACTCGAAGAAGTGTTGAATAAAAGCAACCAATATTCACAGGTTGTTGTGTGTAGGTCAATCGTACCTACGCGAGAGATCGGATTCCTTCCGGGAACATTGGAAGAGAAGATGGATGCGTACACCGCACCCTACAAAACAATTTGTGCTGAGTTGTTTGATGACAGCGAAGCATACTCTAAACTTAACGAGAATGGAAGTATAGAGTTTATTAGTACATCTCACATCCGTGGTACCACTATCAATGATGCGGTAATCGTGGTGGATGAGATGCAGAACTTGACATTCCACGAATTAGATAGTATAATAACTCGTGTAGGTCAGAACTGTAAGATCATATTCTGTGGAGACTACTACCAGTCTGACTTCGTTAAAGACGGAGACAAGAATGGTATCATCCGTTTCATGGATATCCTTGAAATGATGAAAGGTTTCACAGTAGTAGAATTCACTTGGAAAGATATTGTACGTTCGGACTTCGTTCGTGACTATATAATGACTAAGGAAATGATGGGCGATAAAGATAACGCTCGTAGACCAAACGGCAAGAAATTTCTCAGGGAGTAAATGATGCCAACTAAATTTAAAGAGAGTAGTGTGATTCGTGCGAAGGGTTCTGGTAAAGCAACAGTTCAACACTTCTACATGAAGGATACACCGACTAAAGTATTAGAAGAAGCACTGGAACGCGCAATACCAAAAATGAAGCAGAAGATCAACAATGAGTTGGTCAAGCGGAGTTTAGCGTAATGAAATACCCTGCCTACGATCCTGATGGTAACGTTATTCGTAATGCCACCTATAATGTCGAACTGATAAAGAGACGTTATAACGCTTGGCATACCTACGAGGAACAGGCACTCGCATTGGGTTGTGTCTCTCACGAGAAGATGGCAGAGGTAATGAATGACCTACCAGATATCGAACAACGAACAGACAAAGCAGATATTGGTTGTGGTACTGGACTTCTCGCCAAAGCATGGCGAAGGGGAGACATGGTTGGATATGATGTGTCTATTGGTCAGGTAGAAATTGCACGAGCGAGTGGAAGATATGCTCGTGTGTCAGAACTTGATATTAATGAACATCCTTTACCAAAGAAATATGACTTAATTACTGCGTGTGATCTATTTAACTTAGAACTTGCCACCGCAGAATGTTTGCCTAATGTGGCATCTAGTCTCAAAGAAGGTGGTCTATTGATAATGACAATGCCACAGCACAGTGGGTACCATGACGAAGCAGGTTGGCAATTCCAAACATCTTTTGAGCAGGTAAGCGAAACTGAGGAATATGTCTATTGTCGCGGTGAGATTTCTGGTAATAATAAATATCATAAAGTGATAACGTGGAGAAAGTTATAAGTAATGGATCATGTACAGTCTTACCCAGTCAAAGACTACAAGGAGTGGAGAGAAAGGTTTTTAAATGAAGTGTCGTTAGAAGATGGATATTCTATCTACGGTGATTACGACATCACCAATGATTTTCATCCATTGTCTAATCGTCTCGAAAAGAAGTCTCAGTTATTTCGGAGATACTTTTTAGAGATGGTCGCACCTGCTCTTGATCAATATTGCAAATCGTGGGGGTGCGAAGACTGGCAGATAGTGACGGCATGGGTACATAAATATGAGACAGGTGGTGAGTATATACACCATACCCACACATTATGTAATATGGCAGGAGTCGTTCATCTATTATTAGATGATGAGAAAGACCATACATATATAGAGTATTACAGCAAACCTATTAAAGAGGGCGAGGTTGTTCTATTACCATCTATGCATCCACACTCGTGTAAACCAGTGAATGCCAAGAAGATTGTTATATCCTTTAATTGGAATATGCATGGGGATATGAAACAATACGCGTCACCTAGAATTAAACAATCGGAGAAGAAGAATGAGCAGTAAACAGAGACAAGAGATTTTCGAAACCCTAAAGATAGACGAAGGAGTCAAGTATGAAATCTATGCCGATCACCTCGGTTACCCTACTTTCGGAGTCGGCCATCTCGTACTCGAATCGGATGCGGAAAGCGGAATGGATCTCGGAACACCTATTAGCGAAGAACGTGTTGCACAATGTTTCGACGCAGACCTTAACCTATCCATCGCAGAATGTGTTGCTCTATACGGAGATGGGTTCAATGACTTCCCGGATGCCGCACAGCAAGTACTGGTTAATATGATGTTCAATATGGGACGCACACGTCTTGGTAAGTTCAAGAACTTCCGTGCCGCATTAGAAGACCATGACTGGAAACGCGCAGGTGTCGAAGGACGAGATAGTCTGTGGTATAAGCAAGTAACAAACCGTGCCGAACGATTAATGGTACGATTAGAATCAATCTAAAGGATGACCAATCATGGCAAAGTACACACGCCACGATGATAGTAATAAGAAACGTGATAAGCATAAGAAGTTGTACCAATCAGGTGTAACTAAATTAAGGATCAAGGACGTAGACACTGAGCGTCCTAGATCTAAGAAACTATTGATGAGATAATATGAAGAACGCGATATTCCAGTACATGGTAGTTAATGATAAAGTTGATGAACGTGGGATGATCAAGGACAGGAAGAGAGGTGAACTGTATCTAGAAGTTGCGGAACATTCTCGAAAATCCTTCGAACAGTATGCCTTAACCATAGGTGCGGATCATCACTATGCTGATACACTAGAGTTCGTTAAGTCAGATGACAGTACCGCATTGTTGTTTGAATGTTTGCGCGTAATATATGACCCTATGTTTGACCAGTACGACAAGGTATTGTTTGCTGATACTGATATCATGGTCAACACCGACGAGGACATCTTTGATCTCTGCGAAGAGGGAGAAGTCTTTGGTGTCCTAGAGAGTGACTATGTAACTTCTGGGGGTGGTGGTTACAACTCGTGGGACTATAAGAAACAGAACTTCGCAGACTTCTCTGCCAAGTATCAATATCACGACATTCCTGTCGTGCCAGTATTCGCACCAAACAAACCATCCAAGATCACCATCCTTAATACAGGTATGGTCATATGGTCTAAGGAAGCACGTCTTCGTGCGCGTGAGTTGTTTATGGACTGGGAAGAGTGGTTCTTCGCACCAGAGGCACAGTACCATATGTCTATTATGAACGACCAACCTTTCATATCAGGTCAGTTGATGGAACACGACTTTGACCTAGTAACCATTCCCCAGACGTGGAACGACTCCCCACACTATGTCACAGAGAAGGTATTCTTTGAGACTGCCAAGATGTGTCACTATACAGGTGGTGAGTGGAAGTTAGATATGCTACGTCACATCAAAGAAGGTCGATTCAGTCAGTACTACAAACAGTAATCCGGTCACGCTTAATTGAAATTAATTCTCGAAATCACTTGACTTCAAAACAATAGTAGGGTATAATACTTGTATTGAATTGATTAATGAAGAGAGAAATGATTATGAATGAAGCACAAACTGTTGAGAAGATGATAGAACTGATTCGCGCAAATGGCGGTGAGAATGCCGCCACAGACTCGCGAGATGGTGGTGCCAACTATATGTTGGGTTACCTCGGTTCAACGATAGTATCACTTGCCACTAAGTACCCCGAAGTACTCGAAGAAGTTAACAGCACGATTGATTGGTTGGAAGCATCTCGCGTCAAACACTGATTGGAGGCACAATAATAATGAAACATACACCTAGATATGTTAGATTCAATGACGGAGTGGAGTTCATCTCAGAAGGTGAGTTCCAAATTTTAGACGAATGGTTCTGGGAGTTGAGAGATCACTACCCAGTTGGTTATAAGAAAAGAGAGAATTATGTATAACGATGAGAAAATAATATTAACAGACATTGATGGTGTAGTCCTTAACTGGGCATACGCTTTCCATGTTTGGATGTCCGAACAAGGACAAGAGATTAAGAAAGAACACTGCTACGACATATCAGAGACATATGGTTTATCATATCCTGAAGGTAAGTTCCTAGTAAGAATGTTCAACGAGAGTTCTATGATGGGGTTCCTACCTCCTCTTAGAGACGCAATGCATTACATGAAGAAGTTACACGAAGAGCATGGATATGTATTCCACGCGATCACTAGTCAAAGTAATCAGGTCAACGCACAGAAGTTGAGGATTATGAACCTAGAGAAGTTGTTCGGTGTGACCTTGTTCGAGAAGTACATCATCCTTGGTTGCGGTGATGACAAGGACGAAGCACTAGAACCTTACAGAGACTCTGGATATATCTGGGTAGAAGACAAGGTTAAGAATGCTGAGTTAGGTGTTGAGTTAGGACTAGACTCTATACTGATGGAACATAGTTTCAATATGCACCACGAGACTATCAAACTTGCCAAGAACTGGAAAGACATCTACGAATACATAACAGGTATCTAAAGCATATATACTCTCATAGACAACCCATGAGAATATAATATGAGATACGTTGGTTTTAGTGAAGACTTCCATGACTCTGCACTATCAATAATAGACAAAGGAGTGGTGACCTATGCGTCCCACTCCGAACGCTATTCCAAGAAGAAGAACGACAAGAAAATCCACGAAGATCTATGGAGTGAGGTTCGAGAAGATGACTCGCTTTCATTCTACGAAGGTGATCAAATATCACCCAGTGGTTTTATCCACAGAAGAAACACCTCCCATCACGGAAAAGCATTACAACCAATACACTACCACAACCATCACAAGTCGCATTGTGCTATGGCATTCTACACACGTCCGTGGGAATCTACCAAAGATACCGTAATGGTTTCTATTGATGGAGTAGGAGAAGGTCAGTGTGCTACCATATACAACCACAAGTTTGAGTTACTACACAAATGGGATAACCCTAAGTCTGTAGGATTAGTCTACACTACTGCCACAGATCTGTTGGGTTTACGTCCACTTGAAGATGAGTATGTTGTTATGGGACTAAGTTCTTATGGCACCGCACCCCCAGATATGGTAAAATACCTTATCGGTTGGTGGAACAGTATTCGAGACTTCCCAGAACATAAATCAGATGCCGAACTCATAAGACGTATGGACTATAGAACTGCAATGAGAAACGAACTGACTAAGTTCCTTGCAGTCAATAGCAGAGAAGACTTTGCGGCAGGTATCCAAGAGTTTGCTAAGTATGGCATAATGACAGTAATGACACTCGCAAGACAGTGGGGATCCAAAGTTGTCTACGGTGGTGGGTGCGCACAGAATGTTGTTATCAATACATTAATACACAAGATGTTCGATGATGTACATATTGCTATCTCACCCACAGATGCAGGATCGTCTCTGGGTTGTGCGGCATTGCAGTGGGCAAAGGAAACTGGAGGAGATCGATTAGTTTGGTCACCATATTCCGGTTACAACATAAGAAGAGAGGTTAACCCTCGTCTAGTAGTCGATCACCTGTTAGACGCTAAAGTATGCGGTCTGGCGAACGGTAAAGCAGAGTTTGGCCCAAGAGCGTTAGGTAATAGATCTTTGATAGCAGACGTGCGATATGACGTAAAAGACACAGTAAACGATATAAAGCAGAGACAGAAGTACCGTCCATTCGCCCCTGCTATCCTAGAAGAGTATGCGGACGAGTACTTCTCTGGCCCTATGAATGAATATATGCAATACACCTCGATTGCCAAACACGATTATGATTCAGTCACCCACGTTGATGGTACTGCTCGTGTCCAGATAGTCAAGAAGGATTGTAAGTCAGTCTTCCGTAAAGTCATCGAAGAATACTATGAGAGGACAGGAGTTCCTATGTTACTAAATACTAGTCTAAACATTCGAGGAAGACCGATGGTTAATGATGAGCATGATGCTCACCTCTGGGAACAGAAGTACGGTGTAAAGGTATTCTAGGTGGAGTTCATAAAGAAGTATAAGATCCAACACTTCGAACAGTACCAGAGAGTGTTTCTCAAATACATAGAACAGGAAAGAAAAGACAAACCCTGTATATGGAGAGATGACGAAGATGCCGTTGATAATGTGCATAGTGATTGGTTAGAAATTGCCGATGCGAGATACTGGGATCTTGTTTTACAAATAATAGCAGAACCCATGCAGAATTATATGAAACAGGGTGGCACAGACTATTATGAAATGCTTACCTGTTGGTGGACTCAGTATGACGAAGGTGGCACATTTGACTGGCACACTCACGAAGGTTGCAACCTAGTCGCAGTACTACAGTTACAAATTGATGACCCTAGTGACAGTACAAAGATATGGGGTTACAATGAAGTGTTAAAGGAAGGTGAGTTAGTGATATATCCTGCAAGCGCGGCACACACTGGCAGTCCTGCTAAAGGTAAGAAGACTATCATTGGCATGAACTTTAATGTTATGATCGGTAATGGAACAAGTGGATATAGGAAATATGGTTAATGTTCGAATATATAAAGAAGTATAAGATTAAAGACTTTGACAGATTGCAGAACGAAGTGTTGATGGCAATCGAGATGATCAAAGCAGATAACGAAACCAAGTATGCCAAGATGAGTGCCTCTGATTATAAGGTAGATCTGAAAGGTGGATCGGAGTTGTATCGGAAACAAGTTCACGAGATGGTGAATGAGTGCGTAGAAGATTATATGGCAGGGTGGAGATGCTCGGATTGGGAAATGCAGAACTGTTGGTTCGCAGAATACCGTGATGGCGCAGACTTTGATTATCACACACACGAAGGTTGTAATATGTCTGGTGTTATATCACTAGTACTAGACGAACCTCGTAATGGCACAAAACTAATGGGGTCGGATATCCAACCCTCGGAAGGAGAAGTCGTATTGTTTCCCGGTATGTTACCACACAAGAGTCCGTATGTATACGAAGGTGAGAAGATCGTTATAGGATTCAACTGGAACATGATGGGAAGTGAAGTTCATTCAACAGGAATAAGGGAAGAATAAAATGGCAGATAAGAAAGTATTAACAGTAGACTCGGATGGTTCGATGTTAGGAGCAGACGTTGACGGTGATGGACATATCACTGAGTCAGAACTCTCTATGCACCTAGAGTTTAAACGTAAGGAATTAGAAGACGCAGATGCGATGCGCGATGCCCAACGTAAGATGGCGTGGTTTGCCCTCTATGGTATGTTGTTGTATCCGTTCGCAGTTGTACTTGCCTCACTCGCAGGTTTGTCCGAAGCAACGACTACATTAGGTTCAATGGCACCCACATACTTTGTATCAGTTGCCGCGATAGTTGCCGCATTCTATGCGAAGGAAGCATTGAGTACGAAGAAGTAAGGTGGAGATTATATCATGGCGTGGTACTCCCGGAGTAGGTGATTTTATGTGGGCACTTAATTGTGCCCATAACCACGCCTATGAAACTGGCACAAAGGTCGAGTTAGAGTTTCATTGGGAACATGATGAGAGTCACAACCACCACTTCGAGGATCCAGAGACGATCATCGAACGGTGTGACTATCTACATTCATTCTATAACAGACAAGATGATGTAACGATCAAGCACATCTACGAAGCATACAGTCGCTACAGAGATTGGAAGTTCGGAGATGATGTCGTAGAAGAGGCAGACGGTAGTAAACGTATTGCCGCGATAGTCCGTAAGAACAAGGCAAGGTTCTGGTTTCAGAATGGTAGGTATGATGATAAGGAAGGATCTGACATACCATGTAATGACTGGGGATTCAGAAAAGATGCGTTCAGGGATATCGACAAACGTAAGGTAGTTATCTGGAGACCAACGTTTAATGCGGAAACTCCAAGAACATGGAAAAAAGAGTTGACAAACGATGAGTGGGATGTTATAATAAGACAGTTGTCTGCGGCAGGATTATATGTAGTAGAGTTGACTTATAGAACACCAGTGAGAGAAGCACTGTATCACATATCAACCTGTAGACAGATCGTATGCTATGATGGAATGTGGCATTACATTGCTCGTAACTTATATAGACCTATGTTAATTATAAGTAGAGAGGGTATCACTAAGTATCATACACCCCATGCCCTTACAACAACCTATGATAAAGGTAGAAACATATGGTCTTGGTTAGATGACATGAAAGACCTATTAGGTAAAAGTAAACACAAAGCAAGACACTTCGAAAAGAAGGATGAGAAATATTATAATGACAATGCCCGATGAAAGATACCAAGCACTAAAGCGTACCGCAGAGTTCTTGAAAGATTTACAGACTCATAGTGGTAAGTACACGAGAGATGATATGAAAGAGATACGAAGAATGGCATCCTCTTGTCTACGTCATTACCCTTGGGATATGTACCTAGAAGATTTAGCAGAGATAGCACCACACATACTGGAGAACAAAGATGGGTGACATAAAGATAGATAGAGCAGTAATCGAAGTTAACGGAGCGTGTAACTTTGACTGTACTATGTGTCCCCAAGATAAACGTGTGGGTGGTAGACATAAAGGATTCCTTGCGAAGATGAACCTTATGGAGTTCGAAGATAACCTTCGGGACTGTAAGCAACACGGTATGCGAGTAGTCAACCTAGATGGATCAGGTGAAGCAACCCTTAACCGTAACCTTCCTATGTACATAGCATTAGTTAAGAAGTATGATTGTCAAGCAGTCATCTTCTCTAATGGTTTTAAGATGCACGGTCAGTTTATGAAAGACTGCGTGGACGCAGGTCTAGACTTCTTTAGGTTCTCGTTCGTAGGATCTAACCCAGAGAAGTATCAAGAGTGGATGAACAACACGCGTGGATCATCCTACCATATTATCAAGAAGAACATCGAAGAGATGATGGCATACGTCAAAGCGACAGGTAGTACTTGTGTGGTAGAGACATATCATCTAATCACAGACAATGCCAACTTAGACGCAGAACTAGACGAGTACAAAGCATTAGTAGAAGAACTTGGTTGTAAGACTGAGATCTGGAAGATGCACAACTGGTCTGGGGCATATGATATAGGAGATAATAAAAGAGAGGGTACAACTAAGACTTGTGGAAGACCCTTCTCTCCAGATGTCGTAATCCGCGCAGGTGGTATTGACGGTGGGCGAGGCGCAGTTCATCCTTGTTGTCAAGTACTTGGACGAGACGAAGAGGCAGTCATGGGTCATACGTCTCACAATACAATCGAAGAGATCATCCGTGGCCCAGAGTACTCTGCTCTGCGCGAGTCTCATCGAACTGGTGAGTATACAGATTATTGCGGAGATTGTGACTTTTTACTTGACGATCCCGAAACTTTAGTGTATACTAATAATAATAGAGCAACACAAAAAATGATCGGTACAGACTTCAATCTGGAAGATTATAGGAATGGTGGAGTATGAATAAGATAAAGAAGTGGATCAAGGATATATTCCTTGAAGTATACGTCTTGACTATTTGGTACAAAGAAGGTAACGAATTTGAAACCAAGATTACCAAGCGAGTATACAATATGAAGAAGATTAAGAAAGCAACTGCCAAGCACGTCATTGGCATTAAGTCAGACGGTAATATGCTAGAGATTAAGACGGTCGAACCCTTTGACTATCAAATTGAGAAGATACATTAAATGAAAAGATTGATCTATCAGGTATGTTTAGGCGAACAGTACAAGAGTAAACTTTACTCGCATTGTATACAGAGTGTGGCAGACTATTGTGAGAAGAACGATATAGAACACTATGTATTGCGCACCCCCAAGTTAAGGATCAAACCCGATCCTTTCTCTGGTAATCGAAGCACCGATTCGTATATGAAGCACGGTGGTTACCTTCCTATCTATGAGAAAGAGAATGCGTTTGACGAACTAGACAACTACGATCAGATTGCTATCATTGATAGTGACATCTATATCAGAGCAGACGCACCGAACATCTTTGATGACTTCGGTACCGAAGATGCGTTTGGTTGTGTGTTTGAGCGTGAGATGCCCTTGACTGATAATTATAAAGAGAAGATCCTTAACTACTCTCGTATGCAATACAAACCTTTACATGATACTGGTATTGATTTCAACCCAAGTACTATGGGTTATGAGTTTGCCAATATGGGTATGATCTTGTTGAACTGCTCGTTATTCAAACCCTATCTGAAAGGGCAGACCGCCAAAGAGTTTCTTACTCGTATGGAGTTCAAGGACTTTGTTGATGGTCTTGCGGCATGGAAGTGGTCTACTGACCAGACGTTACTGAACTTCTTCCTAAAGAAATATAACGTGCCTGTGAAGCATATGGATCATGTATGGAATGGACTGTATGGCGCAAACACAAAGGTTGATGAGTGTCACTTCGTACACTTCTTCTTGAAGACATTACTACCTGATCAAGGCGAGAACGTAGAAGAGTTGATGAAGAAGATATGAAGCAGTGGAAGTATAAAGATTCCGCAGATTATGAAGAACACCAGATTCTTGCCAACATTAAAAAGATAGACTGGGTTTGGATGGAAGCATCGACTGCCCAAAGGATTCAATATAGGTTTAAATCCGCATCTAGTATATTATGTCATGGCGCAAGAAATGGTACTGAGATTGAATACTTTCGAAAATACTATGGACTAGATACAAAGATCATGGGCACGGACATATCACCGACTGCGATAGATTTCAAAGATATGGTTCAGTGGGATATGCAGAAACCCAACGAACACTGGATCGGTAAGTGGGACATTGTATATTCAAATTCGTTTGATCACTGTAATGACCCAAAGAAGTGTGTTAAGACTTGGACTGATCAAGTATCCCCTGATGGTATATTGGTAGTAGAAATACCGACAGGAGAAAACAACTTCAGTACAGTGATGGATCCGTTAATGATAAGTAAGAGTGAGTTCCTTGAAATGATAGAACCACATGGGTTTAAACTAGTCAATGAGTTCTATGTTGACGCTAAACTAGGAAGCAGTCGCGTACTGCTATGTAAGAAGATATGAAAGCATTTGTAATTGCGTTAGTGGGTCAATCATACGAACCACTAACAAGAACTATTGAGAAGACCGAATCGCCTTTGGAGTTACATTGGTTACCTGCCACAACACCCAAAACTATCAAAGATGACCGTAAGGCATTCCCTAAGTTCAAGTGGACTTGGCCAATGTTAGCAGAACAAGATGGTCTTTGTATGGAAACAGGAGTATTCAAGTTTGTCTATCAGGCACAAGAATACAGCAAGAAGATTGCCTGTTCGATCAGTCATATGAGAGCATGGCAGAAGTGTGTTGATCTAGATGAACCTATTATCATATTCGAAGCAGACGCAGTGGTCAAACGAAAGATAGACATTGAACCTGATCAGGCACTAGTGATTGGTCTTAACGATCCTCGTGGTGCCACCAGACGCGCAGGTACATATCATGCCAAACAAGTTGAGTACGGAGAAGGAATCAATCCTGTATCCACAGTCAATGAGTCTGGAGAGAATCCAGTGCCCCAAGGATTAGCAGGTAACAGTGCCTACTATATAACACCTGTAGGAGCAAAGAAGTTACTACAGGAAGCAGAAATATACGGTATGTGGCCAAATGACGCATTTATGTGTAAGGAATTATTTCCTTTCTTACGACAAGCATATCCATATTATACAACAATCAGTGGAGCAGAATCCACAACAACAAGGTAGAGATGAAATGAGCGAACGAGTATTAGGTGATAATGTATTAGTCACAGAACGTAAAGAAGCAGGTGAGACACAAACCGCAGGTGGCATTATCCTCAGTGGTGATCTCAGTACAGGTAACAAAGCGGCATTGGTATTAGCAGTTGGCCCAGATGTCACAGATATTAAGTCTGGTGATGTATGCTATCTCAAATGGTCTGAGTGTTTGCCAGTAGAATTAGAAGGTGTCAAGTGTGGCATCGTAGCACAAGAGTTTATTAAGATGGTTGTGGATGCGTGAAAGCATACGTCATAACAATACTGGACAATGATTTATCGCAAGAAGCGGCAGATACTTGTATTGCTAGTGCCAAAAGGTACGGCATTGAAGTAGAGAAGTTTCCTGCTATTACCCCTCGCACAGAGGGGTTTCAACATAGGGTAGCATTAGCGAACCTAGACATAGAAGCATTCTCTGGTGGATGGTCGAGGGTAGAGAACGCATTGGCGTGTTTCCTATCCCACCGTGAGTTATGGAAGATGTGTAATGAGACGCGAGAAGATATTATGATTCTTGAGCATGATGCGATATTCAAGGATGGTATACCTAAGAACTTCGCATTCAATAAGTGTATTACTCTTGGTAAACCGTCTTACGGTAACTTCGAAACTCCTACTGGATTCGGGGCACAACCACTATCCCAAGCAAAGTACTTTAAGGGGGCACACGCATATATTATCAAAGCATCTGCCGCAGAAGACTTTCTAATGAGTATCATCTCTAGACCAACCGACATCTTTCTTAACACGTTTAACTTCCCGTACCTTGAAGAGTATTATCCTTGGGTGGTTGAGGTTGAAGATACTTTCTCTACTATTCAAAACAAGAAAGGGTTGGAAGCAAAACATACCTATGTGGCAGGGAGAGATGTTAAGGTGGTGGTGGCATGAGCAAGCGAAAGATTAACTTTATAACAGTATGTACAGACGCGTATCCTATGGAGTATGCGCGTAAGATAATAACTCAGTTCGAGAAACTATCTAACTTCAATGTAACATCATACTGTATAACAGACCGACCAAACGAGATCTCTGACATTGCCACCCCCATTGCTCCACCCTTCGGTATTGGTAAAGGTTGGTGGAATAAGATGTATCTTTATAGCGAGGATATGCCCAAAGGTTACAGTGTGTACTTAGACATAGACACAGTTCTAATCAAGAACTTTGATGATGAGATCATAAACTGTATTATTAACCTATCGTTTGGTAGAAAGATATCAGTCGTATCGGATGCGATTATGTGGAAGAACAATAAGTACAGTTCCTCTATGATGGTTATGAAGCACGGTCAGATGGTAGATGTATGGGAGAAGTTTGAAAAGAACAAGGAGTCTTTGTACGGTTACGATGGGGGAGACCAAGTATGGACAGGTCACCAGTTGAGCGACAGTGATGTATTCTATATCGATGAGTCATTCCCCAAGTTGAAGATGAATTTAAAATTCCACTTAGGTAAGAAGATATTTGGTCAATGGGATTTTCCCAAACGACTGCCAGTGGGTACTAAGATAGTTGATTGTGGAGGCAAACCTAAACCGCACGAACTGAGTTATTTACACTATGTAAAGGAGAATTGGCACGATGTTGAGTAAACTATTTGCCGGAGTAATCCTTGCGATGAGCATAACAGGTTATCTGTTCTATACGCAAGTACACAAACCACTATTAGCACAAGTGGCACAACAAGCGGCAGTGATTGCCGCACAAGAGATCCGTCAACAAGAACAGATCAGAACTCTCGAAGCACTACAAGCAAACTTCATTAAGACAACCGAAGCACTCAATGTAATGAGCGCAAAGAATGCGGAGATCGAAGCAGAACAAGCAAGATACCTCGACATATTCAAACGTCATAATCTAACTAAGTTGGCTGCCGCTAAACCGGGACTAATAACAACTAGAATCAATAGGGGGACTAAAAATGTATTCGATTCAATTGAGAACGATTCTACTTTCATTGATAATCTTGACGAGTAGTGGATGTTCCACCATAGGTGGTTTGTTCACAGATGATATGGTACCTCCTGTAGTTGAGATTCGTACCATAGAAGTTAAGATACCTATCACACACCCAGTGATGCCTCGTGCTATTGATCTAAAAGACCCTGAGTTCTTTGTTGTGTCCGAAAAGAACGTCGAAGAGTTTATGCTCGATATAAAGAAACGTGCCGGAACTTTGGTATTTATTGCGATAACAGTTGACGATTACGAGTTAATGAGTTATAATATGCAAGAGATAAAACGTTATGTTAATCAGATGAAAGAAGTTATCGTGTATTACCGTACCATCAATGACTTCGAAGAAGAAGTCGAAACCGAACCAACAACCAAACAGGAAAGTGTACCATGAAGACAGTAGTACTAATCTCATCGTTATTGTTTTGCGGAGCAGTCGATTCGACACCATATATTGAAGCAAAGAGCAAAGCAAAAGTTACCAGTGATTCTTACGCAGTATCTTATTTTACAAACGAGGCAGTCAACCACATACGATTGGGTAACGCGTGGGATAATGCGTATATCGAAGCAGGTAAGATGACAAATGGTGTATCTAGCGAAGCAGGTTATAGGTTTCGGAAGATCGGTGGAAGTAACTTTACTCTGAAAGGTAAGGTAGAGAGTACTAAGCGAGATGGTGAACAGTGGGTTCATGGAGTCGAAACCGAACTCCGTTACACCTTTGACTAACAAATCGTATACATACATACAGAGAATAACTAATAGGTTAGAAGAATATGTATGAATATAGCGCAAAGATTGTTAGGGTGGTTGACGGTGATACTGTGGACGTTGACCTTGATCTTGGTTTCGGTATCGTGTATGCTAATCAGCGCATTCGTCTATACGGTATCGACACTCCTGAATCACGGACAAGAGATCTTACAGAGAAAGTCTTCGGTAAAATCGCAGGGAAGTTCCTTGAAGGAAAACTTGGGGAGCGATGCAAGATCCGTACTCGAAAAGACGGAAAGGGAAAGTACGGACGTATCCTCGGAGAGTTTGTTGTCTACGATCACGAGACTGACTCGGAGATGACCGTCAATGATATTATGATCCGCGACCACTATGCGGTTGCGTACTTTGGTCAGTCTAAGGATGATATCGAAGCAGAACACGTTATCAATCGCGCAAAGTTGGCAGAACATTACGGTCACCCTAGCGAAGATGGAAAGTACATAGAATTGAAAGAATCATTTGGATTAGACTTTTAGGATAGATTATGAGATGGAATGTACTTGGTAATGGGGATAATGCCCATATGTTTGAACGTGGGACAAAGGGTAAGTTACTGATATGTAATATGCCTCCCTTCGAGATACCCACTAGGGAAGTCCACGCTACCTGTATGGTAGACTACAAGATGATGTTGGCACTAGCACAGGGTCACATCAAACTCGATATGTATGATTGGGTTCTTGGTATGCGTCCCAGACATTGGATGGAGATGAACCCTGCGTTCTATCTCAAGTATGCTCAGAAGATCAAGGCAATGCATACACACATACCTAAGTACGCACAATTGGATGGACAAGACGCAGGACAGGCATCCACTAACTATTCCTGTGGACATATGGCAATCGACTATGCCTGTCGTGTTAAGGGCGCAACAGAAGTACACATCTATGGTTTTGATGCTATGTTCGATACTAACCTCAGATCTTATACAGACCTATTGTTAGAATCAGATCGTAGTGAACAAAACACCTATAGGATTGCCAACAACTGGAGACCAGTATGGACTGGACTCTTTAAAGAGTTCAAGCACGTTAAGTTTTACTTGTATCACAAACACGATAGACTTCAAGTGCCTGTAGGTAAGAACGTAACAGTAATAGTAAAGGAGAGATAGTATGCCAAGTAAAGAAGACCTAGTAGTAGTAATGAGAAGGTTAACCGAATTCTTAGGAGACACAGTGAGTGACTTCATTTCGGTTTGGAGGATATATCCTAATGTACTTATTTGGTGTGGACTTGCGTTCTTGATTGCCGCATTTGTATAAATAAACGTATATTACAAACCATTACATACAGGTAACCCATGCAGAAGTTTAAGACATTCACCGAAGAACTAGAATTACAAGAAGGGGTCAATGATCCTGCCATCTTTAAAGCAGTATTCCTAGCAGGTGGTCCCGGTTCGGGTAAGTCATTCATAGCAGGTAAGACTGGTCTTGGATCTTTCGGATTCCGTATCATCAACTCCGATGACGCGTTCGAGAACTCTATGAAGAAAGCAGGAATGGAGATGTCACCCGAAGAGATCTTCTCGGTCAAGGGACAGGAACTTCGTGGTAAGGCAACAGCGATTACTGCCAAGAAGAAAGAGATGTATCTTAAAGGTCGATTGGGTATTTGTATTGATGGTACTGGTAAAGACTTCGAGAAGTTAAACAAGCAACGTAAAGAACTAGAGAAGATGGGTTATGATTGTGCTATCATCGTAGTCAACACTAACCTAGATACTGCCGTAGGTCGTGACCAAGCACGGAAACGTACTATCGGTAAGAAGATGTTAGAACCAATGTGGCAAGCAGTACAAGACAACATTGGTAAGTTTCAAACAGCATTCGGACGAAACAAAACCTTTATCGTAGATAACTCAGACGGCAAAGACTACCAGAAAGAAACAATGGCGGCATACAAAGGCGTTGGTGTCTGGGCAAAGAAAACACCAGACAACTCCAAAGCGCGTAAGTGGATCGCCAGTGAGACTAAGAAGAAGACTCGATAATTACTCGAAGTCATATCCTCGCGGATAAGTAATACCTCCGGGAGTCTTGTAGCAGTCAATCATAGTATCTAGTACAGAGTATTCTATGTTCTTGTCTGCTTCAGACTCTTCTCTGAATCTTTCGTCCCAGATAGTCCGACTAACAAACACCTCGTTCAACCAATCAGAATTATTCTCACGGACACCACCGATATACTTATCGGTGTCTTTGTCCTGATAGTTAATATCAATGATCTCGAATCCTTCACAACATATTGGCGAGAACGTAGATCGAATGTGATGTTCGGTGAATCCCTCGTCTTCTCCAATCTTAGGTACACCTGCGAACACAACCGCATCATACATTGTATTCTGTGGGGGTGTTATAGTAACGTTACCACCGTGCTTGTATTGCTCGGATGCAGGAACAAGATCAATCTCGTATCGTCTATATAACGAGTGCATCAACTGAGTGAACCTAGACTCTGGTGGTTTGGCAGTATGCATTTGGAAGTTCCTATAACCCATTGCCATCTTAACAATAGGAAGAAACTGAATCCAGATGTTAGGATCTACCATAGTAGTATCGGCAGACTTGAACGTTGGAGTTGGATGTAGGTTACGATCAGTCTTACGCGGATACGTCCATGATGTTTGTGCCGCATTGAAGTGACCAACAAACAACACCTTATTGAATCCCTTCAATGAAAGATAGTTAAGCACCATAGGGCAGTAGTTGAACACATCATTAACAGTATGAGAGTCGGCATCCTTCCATCGTGTAACTAGATCATTTTTACGTTTCTCTGCATCTATGGTGTAGTTTAACTTACCCCATTGGTTCTGCTTATCGTGCTTATGAACATAAGTCCCAACAGATGATCCTGCCGCCCTTTTGCCCTTCTGAAGAAGTTCATTCACTGCTCTGTATTGCATGGTTTATCCTTTATAAATCTTTTGTATGTGAGTCTCGAATAGTTCGATCTTCTCTAGTCGTTGTGGCCACAGTATATAATCCTTCTCAGGATTCTGTTTCAAGTTGTTCAGCAATGGTTGAATGCCATTATACAACTTGTCTAATCGTTCTTTGTATGTGTCCACTTCGTCAGATGTAGCACTGGCACTAGCAACGGCACTCTGTACTGCCTCTAGTTCATCCTCATCTACAATGGTAAATCCAAAGTCAAAGATCTCGTCACTCATATTTATACCTTTATTTTGCGTTTACCTTTATTTATACCTTGACAAAGTTCCAAAAATACTATATAATGGTATAAATAAGTGGAGAATTACATGAGTGCAATGGGTGATGTAGTACAGCAGGTACAGGAGTTCGTAGATCCTATGTTATACAATGGGTATACTAACCAACAAATCTTAGATGAGTTCCAACGTCTATACCAAGACGATCCGAACTTCTTCTATATGAACAAGGTTATCACGGAACAACTCCGTGGTCGATCATTCCTAACGGAGTAGATACAATCAGTGAAGAACTGGGACAATCCACAATCCAAATGGACAATTTGGAAACACGCACTTGGGTCATTCTCCGATGAACAGACCTATGGGCAAGACGATAAGATTGCGTTGATCAGAACGGTCATTGTTGCCAGTAACCTATTGTGTGCGTATTTGTTTATGATTAATATTATAGTAGGATGGATTGGATGAGACGTGGTACTCAACCACTAGCAGTTCGTGCCAAGCAACACATATCTATTTGTTGTAAGACTCTCTGCGAGAGAGAGATAGTAGAAGAATATATCAATCAATTAGAAGAGAGGGTAAAAGAACTTGAGCAAATGGTGGAGAATCTGGGCGAAGAGTCTAGGGGAGAAGGTCGGTGAGTCAGACAAGCAAGCAAATACTATCGCAGGTGTCCGTACCGTGTGGTGGTTCACTCACATGGCAACCTGTTTCGCAATCATCCTTAATGCCATTGCCAATCACGGTTGGGGTTTGTTAGGACTGTGATCACCGTAACACCAGACGCATTAGTCGTTTTACAACAGAGATTAGTCTCTCGACCTGACTGTGATGGTATTAGGTTAGAAGTTAAAGGCGCAGGTTGTAGTGGGTACGCATATCATATGGAGTACTCATACGCAAGAAAGCACGATGATGTTATTGTTCCACTAGAGGAAGTGTCCCTAGTGATAGACCCCAAGAGTATGCTGTTTATGACTGGAACACAGTTAGAATATGTAGTCGAGGGATTCAGTGAAGGATTTCAATTCGTCAACCCCAATGTAACAGGGGAATGCGGATGTGGTGAGAGTTTCTATTATGATGGCGAAAAAGTACCAACTAGCGAATAACTACCAATTAAGATGAACTATGATATTAATAAGTTTGATGAATTCGGTTACGTTGTTGTCACTGACTTTCTGTCGGAAGATGAACACCACCGTTTAAACACACAGTGTGATTACTTTACCATGCTCGGTAGCAACCTCACCAATAACGAAGATGGGTGGATACTTAATTCCCCTAACAATCCATGTAAGTTAGATGGAGCAATGCATAGAAGTCAAGTGTTTAGAGACCTTGCCTCCAACGATACTTTAAGTAGTATTGCTCGAACACTTCTTGGACAAGAGAACATAGACACTTACATATCCAAGTTCTTTCCTATGGTACCACACGAAGGGTTCTCTGTAGGTTGGCACCAAGATAACTTTTATATCAAAGCAGACCCTAGTCGTTTTATCAGTTGTGATGTGTTTGTTAATGGTGCGGATAAGGAGAATGGTTGTCTGCGAATTATACCCGACACCCAGATGGGTATTTGGGAAGTTCATCAAAAAACACACGGTGTGTTCTACTGGATAGATATAGAGGAAGAGGGTTTAACTATAGTAGACATAGAGTGTGATACTACGTTCGCAGTATTCTTTCACCCGAACCTAGTACATGGTTGTTATAGAAACAAGAGTGACAGATATCGTTACAGTATTGCTTGGGAATATATTCACGAAGGTTATGTACCACAGACCCATATAGGTCATCAATCACAGGACAGGTTACCTGTATATTCCAAAAAGTTATAAGGTTATGCGATAATAGTCTAAGAAAGGGGTTGCGCGATACATAGAATGGTGGTATAATAGTACCCTATTCAGTGATAAAGAGAAGATGATTATGAAAGACAGAATATTCAACTACGCCAAGACTGATGACACTAACGTGTTCTACTTCAATCGTGTAGCAGATGCGTTCACTTCTAAGTTAGATTGGTACGACAATGATGACGTTGATATGATCGTCGTTGATGCCACTAATACCTCACAAGAGACTGACAACATTTTCTCTTTCCTTTACCAAACTGAACCTAACACTGATCAAGTATGGATGCGCTTCGCCAAAGAGTTCGAAGTGACCAATGCTGATCTGATTCTTGATCCAACTAAACCTTCTTATATGATACAGGTGAAATAAATATGTTTAATAATTATACATGCAATGCTGTTACTGGTGCCGCAGGTGGTTACACTCTTCGCTTCGGTGGTCTTGATATGGCGGCACTCCGTCCTGAATGTGTTCTGGGCGAGACTCCTATGGTTGACAAAGAAATATCTCTGTCTGCCAAGAAGTACAGCGTCGATGAACTTATGATCGGTGAGAAGTTTATCTCTTACGATCTAATCCTACGAATGATGCTGAAGGAAGGTGTCATCACTCCCCAGACCAAAGTTAAGATTGGTGCCACTGGAAGACTTCGTGAAGTCTATAACTGTAAGACACAACTCGCATATCGTATGTGGGGTAAGTCGTACTACGGTTGTGTGTCCAGATGATTGACTTTATCGCATCACTAACATTCGGTGAGGGGTTATCCATCCTCATCGTGTTTGGTGTGTTTGTCTTGTGGGTAGAGATTAAAGGGAGAGACGAGCAATGAGTAAACCACGCAATCCTGTTGCCAAGTTCCAACGCAAGTACAACAAGGCAAAGGTCTTTCTTGATCGCAAGCGCGAAGCAAAGAAGCAAGGCAAACTTGTGTATGCTGAATACCAACTACTAAAGGATAGTGACGAATGAATATATTTAGATTAGATAATGATCCTGTTGTTGCCGCACAGATGATGTGTGATAAACACGTTGTCAAGATGGTTACTGAGTATGGTCAGTTACTCTCTACTGCCCACCGTGTACTAATGGGTACTCCAGAGAAACGTCTATCCAAGTCTGGCAAGCGTATGGTCGATCACTATGTAGTAAGAGGTGCCGCCAAAGAACGATTGCTATATAAGGTTGCCCATAAGAATCATCCGTCTGCTATCTGGGCACGAGAGAATAACGAAAACTACCGATGGTTATACAAGCACTTCCAAGCAACTGCGAAGGAGTACGAACATCGTTATGGTCGTGTACACAAGACATATAAAGATCTAGGTAGTATGTTGTGGTTCTCACCTATCGTACCAGACGGTACTGATTACCGATGGGCACGAGAGACAGAGATGCCTCAGTGTATGCCTGATCACTGCAAACAAGACGATGTGGTTGATGCTTACCGGAAATACTATATAGAGGAGAAGAAAGGTTTTGCTAAGTGGACTAAAAGAAAGACACCCGACTGGTTTCACAAAGAAGATGTCGGTTAAGGAAGTCATCGCCACAGCAATCCTATTGGTATGGTTATCTGCGTCATTAAACAAGTATGACGAACTATATGGAGTAAGAATGTCAATGCGTAGAATGAATGAGTGCCGGAAAGTGTTGACAACATCAAACTAGCGTGGTATAATATAAACTTAATACACAGACAAGGATACCAATGAACAAGCGACTCAGACATTTACAACTTAGATCCGCACAGACTGCGCAACAAAGTAGAAGAAGAATGATGAGACTGAATGTATTATTTGAACAAGAAATTAAATCAATTGAAGGAGAAGATCCGTTATGGCCTATACAGAAAAGCAGTGGAAAGCAGATGTCGAAGTAGCAAAGGGCGTTCTGAAAGAAACTTATGTTAACAACATCATCTACGTTCAAGAACGTGTTAAAGATGGTGCTACAGAAGAAGAATTGAAACAGATCGAAGATCTGATCATGGCGAACGAGCGATTGATTGTATACTTTGATGAAGGTGATGATTGGGTCAAAGACCTACACGAACAGGCAAAAGGCGATGGTGCTGATGATGCCGAATTTGAGGAAGTTAAAGATGATGAAGACGAAGTTGCGAGGATCGACAATGCCAGAAACTCTTAGTGAAGAGCAACTAGCGAAGATCCAACAAGAACTGGTAGAAGAGACAGAACGTGTTGCTACTCTTGTTAAAGTGAAGGAAGGTTTGGTAGGTGCGTTACGCGATGGTGTGACACATTTATCTTTTAAGAAGGTTAATGGTAGCACTCGCAATATGATTGCCACCCTGAAGACTGACTTGATCCCCGAAGATAAGATTCCCGAAGAAGGTAAGGAACGTAAAGAGAGCGAAGCACTCGTTGTGTTGTATGACCTTGAAGAGAATGATTGGCGATCACTGCGCACCGAGAACCTTGTCGAATATCGGTGTGAAGCATGGCAAGCGTAAAACGCAAACGGAAACCCATGTCCGAAGAGCAACGTCTTGCGGCAAGCGAAAGACTTGCCAAGGCGCGTGAAGCACGAGGACATGATGGTTCCAAGAGCGTACATCCCTTGTTATTGGAACAAGACGATGATAGTCCTATTCATTGGAAGAAGGTTCGAGTATGGATCAAGGAGATCCAGTCGGAACTTACCTCAATGAAAGCAAAGAGACTGTCCAAGGATACCAAAGAGAGACAAGAGTATCAGATACTTGAAGTATACCTTGGTAACCTGAAGAAGTTCCTAGAGTCTAGCATATGGTTAGATATGAGATACGGAAGACATCGTGAAGGAAGGATGAAGACTATCGTTACGACAATGGCATACTTTCCGTGTGGGAGACCTAAGAGGACTGTAGGTTTTTATTATAAAGATGTTGGTGTTTACACCGAGGAGATGAAGTCGCATGACGATAGAATTTACAGTACAGACGAACACACCCCCAGTAGCAGAGAACTTTATGAACAAGAAGAAGTTCTCGAAGATGGTGGAACGGACGGTGAGGAACTCTGGACTTAACTACATGGATTCTATTGTACATATGTGCGATACGAATAACATGGAAGTAGAGGACGTTAAGAAGTATTTGACAACCTCTATCATTGACTGCCTTGAAAGTGAGGCAATGAGTTTAAACTTTCTAGAGAAAACTAACTCACTAGATGTTTAAATAACACTTGACTTATGTGTATAAATAGGTTATAATACAATGGTACAATCAAGTACAAAGTGAACATACGCTGAGTAACACAACTGTAATACAATGCATATACTGGAGAAACAAATATGTCTTTTGCAAACCTAAAGTCTCGATCAACCGATATGAGCAAACTAGTAACTGCCGCGCAAGAAGCGTCAGGTCAAACAACCAAAACCAATAAGTACGATGATGATCGCAAGTGGAAACCTACCGTTGATGATAACGGCAATGGTTACGCTGTGATTCGTTTCCTCCCTGCGATGGAAGGGGCAGATATGCCTTGGGAACGATATTGGGATCACGGATTCAAAGGCCCCGCAGGTCAGTGGTATATTGAGAAGTCTCTCACTACCATTGGTCAGAAGGATCCTGTATCCGAACTGAATTCACGTTTGTGGAACTCAGGTATCGAAGACGATAAAGAAACTGCTCGTCGGCAGAAACGTAGACTACACTATGTGTCAAACATCTTAGTAGTAAACGATCCAACTAACCCCCAGAACAATGGGAAAGTATTCTTCTATGAGTATGGTAAGAAGATCTTTGATAAGATCATGGATATGATGCAACCACAGTTTCCGGGTGAAACTCCGATTAACCCATTTGACTTCTGGGCAGGTGCAGACTTTGAATTGAAGATTCGTAATGTTGCAGGATATCGTAACTATGACAAGTCTGAGTTCAAATCAACTACTGCTCTATATGAGTCTGATGAAGTTAAGTTGGAAGCAACGTACAACCAACAGTATGACCTACATGAATTTGTAGATCCTGCTAACTACAAGTCGTTTGATGAACTTTCTTCTAGATTAGAACTAGTTCTTGGAACTGCTGTAGGTGGTAACGTTACACAAAAGAATGAAGCACTCACTCAGACTGCTGAGATGAATGTGGGACGTTCTGCTCCTCAACCAGAGATCGTTTCTGCTCCTGCCCCAACGGTAGGTGCGGCATCTGATGAAGAGGATACGCTATCTTACTTTGCTAAGATGGCACAAGAATAGGTGATTGGAACTCAGTGAGTGAAAATCTGCTGATATTAAACTCACCTTTAACTAAAACACTAAACCAGACGTGGGTCACGGAGAAGTTTCGAACCAGTTGATCGGGTGTAGGGATGGAGTGATGAGTGTTTATAAGGGGTATGACTGGATGTCATCCCCTTTTTTTATTCCTGTAATCTGAGATTGCGCTCTTGATCGCGTCCTCTGCTAGGACAGAACAGTGTATCTTAACAGGTGGCAATGCTAACTCTTCTGCCAGTTCTGTATTCTTTATAGTGTTGGCATCATCCAAGGACTGACCAATGACCCATTCGGTAAGTAGACTACTAGAAGCAATAGCACTACCGCAACCATAAGTCTTGAACTTCGCATCTTCTATTATCCCTTCTTCGTTTACTCTTATCTGTAGTCTCATAACATCACCACACGCAGGGGCACCTACCATACCAGTGCCCACGTTCTTGTCGTGTTCGTCCATGTTTCCTACGTTTCGAGGATTCTCGTAATGGTCTAGTAACTTCTCACTGTATGCCATTAACCAAATCCTTGGTCGTGGAAACTTCTATCATTGTGATCTTGGGTTGGTAAGTTCTGATCTATGATAGCGGCAGTGTTACTGTTACTATTGTTTGTTACTGTCGATGTCTGCGGAGCAATCATAACGGCACTAGTACCACCTGCCGCTTGTGTGTTCTCTCTAGACATTCCGTCTAGTTCACCGCCTCTTTGTGCTTTGATTGCTTCGATCTGTTCGAGTTTATTATCATTGTTAGACAAGATGCGTTGTCCATATGCGCTGTCCTCATCTAGTTTCTGACCATTCTTCATGCCAGTAGACTTGATCTTTAGAAATTTCTCTTCGTCTCTGAGCAATCTATCTTCGGCACGTCGATCCTTGTCTGCCTTTGCTTTGGCACGTTTCTTTCTCTTTTCTTCCTGATCTTTTTGGTATGAAGGATCGTCCAGATCCTTTAAGAATTCCGCTGTGGACGCGTTCATTGGTTTAGGATTAGTATCAATTGCCGCTTTAGTCTTCGTAACTTCTACAGGAAGTTCAGGAACTTCGGATGTATTCTCTGCTACAGGAAGTTCAGGAACTTCGGATGTATTCTCTGCTCCCACTGCTTCTACAGGTGGGGGTGGAGCAACATTAACATAATCGTAGACTGCATCTGGTACTAGTTTACCTAACAGTGAGTCTGCGTCTGGTAGTATACTACCTATCAGTTCCTTTAGTTTATTCAATGCCATTGCCGCGAAGTCACCGACTGCACTCTTGGCATCATCAAACTTACCCTCAAGACCGAGCAACTGAAGGATCTTTGTGAATGCCCCAGTGACCAACGTCTTGATGGTATTCCAAACCCTAGTAGGAAGTTCCAGTAACCATTCGAAAGTAAACCCTTCCCCATCTAACCCAAGCATATTACCAACCGCAGAGAACCAATCACTGATTCCTTTTATAGCGTCTTGTATAATCAAGTCCATCTTTAGTTTGAATATATCTCCTGCATTATCTGTGTTGGTGAATATGTCACCTATACTATCAAAGAAGTCTCCAATCAAATCCATTAGACTGAATTCTGAGACCATCTTTCCAAAGTCTTCAAAACCAAGAGTCTTTGCTACAAAAGCGACAATCTTCTTTGGTATGAAGAATATGATATCAAACAAACCACCAATAATATTCTTTGCAAGAGAACCTAAGAAGTCAACGATACCTCTTGTCATCTTCTTACCAAACCCACCTGTCTGATTCTTGAATCCCTTGAATCCATCAAACAGACCGATTAGGGCACTGATGACTTGACCAATGATAGGAATCTTAGTACCGAACACTTTGAATGCAGCGAAGACTTTTCCTAAAGATCCACCCTTAGAAAACATATTGCCAAACCCACTCAACAACTTTGTAGGGCCAGCGAACAGGTTCTTAAAGGTTGCCGTTATTTTTGCTAACAGACCACCTGCTTCCTTACTAGACTCGATTGCTTTACCAACGGCACGGAAGGGAGTCAGTAAGAATCGTATCCCTTTGCCAATACCATTCATTATCTTAGACAACATGCCCATAGGTTTGAATGCACCATTGACACCCCTACTGATACTCGTGAAACCTCTAGTACCTGCCATGAACGCATTACTAACGTTCTTCAAGTTCCTACTTAGACTCTTTACTCCCTTGGCAATAGAAGAACGGAATCCTGCTGTTGCTTTGTCAATCCAAGTACCTTTGAGTAATTTAGAGGCAAACCCACCTAACCAAGTTGCCACACCAGTGACGAATCCTGAGACTGCCGCACCGAGAGTTAGGGCAAATCCTGCGATACCCATTCCACCAGTGAAGTCATCTTTCTGGAAACCTTTGATAGGGTTAGGCTTTTTGCCCTTACCTTTCTTATCGTCTCTGCGCTTCTCTTCATCGTCAAGTTTATCCCCCGCAAACGACTTCAAGAACTTTTCCATGTTCTTGTTTAGGTTCGTTAACTGGGTAGTAGTCGCTTTATCTCCACTCTTCGTTGTATCGTTGAGTTCTCTTAAACCGACTGCTACTTGTTTTAGGTTGGTCTCTGCCATTGTTACTGCCCTTGTTGTTCTTGTTTAATTCTATCGTTCTCTTCCTTTACATAATCAATTAACATACTTACATATATCTCCCTTTCCCACGGCATCATTGTATCTATTTCTGATAAATTATAATGATGGTGTTGCATCAACGAAAAGTTGGTCTTATAATGATTGACCAAGTTATCGTGAGAAAGGTTTATGACAAAAAATCTGATATTCCTTTCAGTTTCCTTTCTACCGTCTCTCCGCAACCTTCACACGCAAATTTAAGATCATGTTCTATTGCAGGTAGTTCACTAAGGAACTTTGACACACCTGCAAACTGGTCTGATGTCATGGACTCAATGAAATCAATCAACTCTTCTTGTGTCGATTCACTGGCATCAATCCTTTCGTCTTCGGTTAGGATGGCGGCAATTGATTGTGCTAACATAGCAAAACCCATCTCCGTCTGATCGCCCTCTTCGAGATCCATCTTCAATACATCCGAGTACTTTGGGTATTGCATCTCTACTGATATGTTGTCTGTTATCTCAATTGTGTTTTCCTGATCTTCGGGGAACTTAACTTGAATTGCCGCGATGTCTAGCGACACTTCGTTCTTATGTCCACACCCTTCATTAGAGCAAGGTACAACAATAGTCGCACTCTCTCCAACTGACTTAGATCTAACCTGAGTAAACAGATACTCTACGTCAAATGTCGTTAGACTTCTTGCATCTATGTTTTCAATACAAGCGTCTAGTGTATTGACGATTGCATTCAATGCTTCTTTCTGATGACCAGTCTCAAATGCAATCATTAGTATCTTCTCTTCTTTGACCAAGTATGGTCGGTAACTGACAGTATCTCCAGTAGAAGGGACTTTACAAGTGTATTGCGGTGATGCGTTTAGTTTTGGTAATGCCATAATATTCTCCAATATTAAATAATAATTAAATCTTTCCTAATAGAAAGTTTGTTAATGATGAAATAGCACCACGACCAATTGCTTCGCCTGTGCCTGTATGTTGTCCTACCGTGCTTTCCCAATCAGTGTACGACAGTTGTACTGTCAATTCCATTACACCTTCTTCGGCATTACCTAACTGCTGATCAGAGATCGTAGTAGGGTAACACTCTCGTAATGAAACCGAGTATGTCTTCTTCTCTTGAAATGACGCACCTGCGTCTATCTCGCCTTGCTGTAGATCAATCGGGCCAACCTTGGGTAGTCTGTTCCGTATGAAGGATGGGATCTTATCTATGAATCCCAACTGCTTCTTAAAGATAGACAACCTAAGTCCTCTCTCTATTAACGCAACCTTCACTGGGTATGTATAATCTTCGAAGTAACCTACTGTACGACTGACTGGATCGTGTGCTTCTGCTTGCCATGCTTCGAAGTATTGTCGTGCCACATGATCGTTTCCTACCAAGAAGGTCAATGTTAGATCTGTAGTAGCAAAACCATTAGCAATCTTTCGTAAGGTTGTTCCCATCTGCTTATCGATGGATGTGATCTGCCGTCCCGGTAAAGACGCAACCGTACAGAAAATGTTCAATGACTGTGCGTCTACAGGAAAGGATGCGAGTTGAGGTAGTTGAACCATGAACTGATTCGCCTTTGCCAATCCACCCGACTTACTGAGTTCTGCCTTTAATGTTTCTATTGATGAACCTGCGCTCACTGAATCATACTCCTACTATCGTAATGTACTTTATAACTGTTTGCTTTACGGAACTGAGCAGTAGGTAAGAAGATTGCGACTTCCCATTCTGGTGCTAGTACCTCTGCGAACTTACTTGTTACCTGAGAGTTCAAGTAATGCTTTAAACAAGGTTTGAAGTATCTTAAACTAGAAGACTTCTTCAACATCCTATAGGTCAATGAAAACTTGGCATCATCTGTCAACTTACTACCCTGTATGTCCATTAAGTTTGCGAAGAACTGCATACGCAACTTGGGTGGCAGGTAGTGTAGGTTGAGTCCCATAAACCCACCTTTGGCAGGGCCAAGTACGATGACCAATGGAAAGATATCATAGTACGGTAATTTGTCTTTATGTTTAGGATCATACATAAACATCTGCATAGAACCAATGATCTGCTTGGCACCTTGCTTCAACTCATCTTCTTGCATTAGTGCCGTTCTATTGATCGACCTCATGTTCTGTGCTTTCTTTAAAAACCACTCACGACTTTCTTTGGTGCGAGGTGTTATACCTGCACGGAATGCTTGTCGTTCTAGTCTTTGTAAAATCTTAGACATTGTTAATCCTGTAATAACTCATGTGTTTATTTATATGAATATTAACGCTTTGCTCGTGGTTTCTTTACACGAGTCTTTGCTTTAGGTCTGAATGGCGGTAAAGGTTTAATAGGTTTCTTTGATCGTAATGGTTTAGGCATCAACCCCATTGCTTGAAGTTTCTGTTCAGTCCAGATCTCGAAGTGCCACCCCCTATCTGCCGCATACTTAGTTGCTTCTTTCCACTTACTCTGGTTCTTAATATAAGTCATACCTTCGTTCAGGACGATACGTCTGGATCTACCTTGACCAGTCTTGGGTGGTAATGTCTGGGCATGGGGTTTGACCTCTACCAATACGGTACGACCATCCCTGAACTTTATCAAGAAATCCATGAAGTACCGGTGAATTCGCTTGTCAGTCTCGCATAAGTATGGTATAATGACTTCTTCGGAGTTCCACTTAACTACCTGTGCGGAATCGTCACACCACTTCATAACGTGCCTTTCCCACATACTTCGATACTGTACCTTGGTATGGTCACCTAGATACTTATCTTTATTCGAAGGTTTGTATCTTCCCTTGTAAGTTTTCATATAAATAGATCTATAGAATTTCAGATAAACCTATTTATGGAATAGTTAAATGCTAGACAAATTAAAGACAAAAGCACAACAAAAAGCGGATGAACTAAAAGCAGGTGTTACTGGTTCCTATGAAGCGAATAGCACCCCTCCCAATACACCTGAAGTCGCATCATCTAGTCAGAGGTTATCATACCCTTTAGATGATGCCGATTATAAAGCAAGGGTTATCTTTAGTGTGCTTGCCACAGAGTCTACTGGTGTTGATGATAGTTTCACTCAACTAGCAGAATCCTCAGATTCTAAAGCAAATGCAATCAAAACACAGATCCAAGAAAAGATTGATGAGGCAAAGGCAAATTCAAAGAATGGGGAACTTCGCCAGTCTGATATCGATGACATTGAGACACTAGTTGCCGAGGGTAAACAACTCAGAGAACAACAAGCAAAATTCGAAGGTCTATCGAAACAAACTAACACCAAGACATCTATTGAAGATGCAGGTGCGCGTATATCATTATACCTACCGATGGGTCTTGCGTTTCGAGACAACGTAACCTATGAGAACTTCGATCTAGGTGTTGTTGGGGGTGCAATGGCACAGGGAGCAGGTATGGCATCTGCTATGACGGACGGCATTGGTTCATTCATTGGTGGACTAAAAGGGCCCGGTGGACGAGATCTTGCCAAACTAGCAGGTGTTCAACTCGCCAAACAAGCAGGTTCATTTGGCGCAGAAGCACAAGCGGCATTGAAAATTCAGGGTGGAGTAACACTAAACCCTAACTCGCGTATTATGTTCAAGCAACCTAACATACGAGAGTTCGCATTCGCATTCAAGTTTATCGCAAGGTCGGCAGAAGAACAGGAATCAGTCAATCAAATCATTAAGACATTCCGTACTGAACTATACCCTTCTAGTATTACTGCTCAAATTGGTGGACAAACTATCTCATTGGGTTATAACTTCCCAAAGAAATTCCAACTCGCATTCGAATATGATGGAGGAGAGATCCCCGGACTTGCCAAGATTAAACCTTGTTATCTCCGTGACGTATCCACTACATTCAACTCATCACAAATGGCAATGCACAAAGATGGTAACTTCATGGAAGTCGATATGACTCTGAGTTTCCAAGAGACTGCCGCATTGACCCAATCAGATATTAAGGACGGATTTTAATGTCATACTTTAAGAACTTCCCACCTGCTCTATACAAGTTTGGTGACGAACAATCTTTCGCACTTACGACTAACTTGTCCCAGTATGTGGATCTGATTGATCAGGTGAAGGTCAATGATATTTTCCTTCAGGACTATATTATTCCTGCCAACGAGAGACCCGATCAAGTATCATTTAAAATCTATGGTACTACTGACCACTACTGGACATTGTTTCTGGCAAACGATCATATCAGAGAGAATGGTTGGCCGTTAACTCTACATGAAGTAGACACTGCCGCGATTAAACGATATCCGCACAGACAGGTTACAGTAAAGATCAAACAACAAGATGTCGTGGACTACTACGATGATGATAACAAACCAATCTTTAGAACTAAACTAGTAGGTACATCTCCCGATCAGTTTGAGATTGGTTCTAAGGTTACTGGTAACGTCTCTGGTACTCAGGGTATCATAATAAAACGTGATCTTTCATTAGGTACATTTATCATTGATACTCTTAATGTATCTAACCTATCTGAGATTGTTGAACAAGTGGTCGTTCCTAACGGTAATGGTATTGTTGTTTTAGAAAGAACAGATGTTAACGAGGCAGAGACCTTTGACTTACCACTTCAGTGGGTGTTACTAAAGGATGATGTTCCTGTTAACGTAACAAAGACACTAGATCCCTTTAAACGTAAGGCAACAATAACTGGTATACCGTTTAGTCCTACTTCAGTATATAAACTGTCTTACTGGATCAGTACCAAGAACCTTACAGACGGTAAGTTTGCCGCGAACGAAGAACTATCCTATCGTAATCCAGATGGGTTCGATACTTCAATGATCGTTGAGTCTGATGTTGAACAATATAAAGGCACTCATCATTACGAAGATGCGACTGGTGCGTGGGTGGATATTGATCCTCTATCCCAGACGATACCTTCGGGGGCGGTAAAGGTAACTTTCCTAGACAACCTACGAAAGAACAACGAGAAGTTGAGACAAATTAAGATACTGAAACCTTCTGCTATTAAAGGTTTAGTGAATGAGTTCGCAAAAGTAATGAGTGAATAATGGAAAGACAATCCCAGTTTAAATACAAGGTAGCAGAGATTACGTCCGATAGGATGGGTGATCAGTTTACCTTGGATGTTCGTCCATTGATTGTTGAACTCGTGTTCTTCGAATCTTTGGATAAACCATATGTGACAGGACAGATTGCGATCTCTGATGATCAGGCAATCTTTGATAGTATTACATTCTCTGGTACAGAAAGACTTAATATCCAAATGACAAGTGAGTTGTCTGCTAGTGAGAATGAAGATGTTGTTATGGATAGAAGTTTTATTCTAACAGGCATTGATACTATTGTCAAGTCATCTAACTCTGGTTCTTCTTCGATCTATGTGTTCTCCTTTATGGACGAACACGCAATGATCAGCAAGACCAAGAACATCTCTCGTTCAGTAAAGGATGATCTCAACACCGAGATCCTAAAGTTATGTGGTAATGAGTGTGGTGCTGATGTTGATATGTCTTATGCGTCTGAGTCTGTCCAAGGTAACTTCCGTGGTATCATACCCTATATGCATCCATTAGAAGCGGCATCATGGTTGTGCGGTAAAGCAACAACTAACCTTGGTATGCCATTCTTCTTATATGGTACTGCGTTTGACAAGAACATACGACTTGGGTCTCTGGATAAGATGTTGGAACAACCTGCTTGGAATGAAGATATACCATTCCTGTTCTCTCCTGCCAATACACAGGCACAAGAGTTGACTGGCAGTCCTACGTCACAGTACTTCCAAGTACAGAGTATGAAGTCTACGTCATTACAGAATACATTTAAACAACTACAGACAGGTGGTATTGGTTCAAGATATACTGTTACTGATATATCTAACGGACGTAACACTTCTCAGCATTTTAGTATAGACCGCATGATTGATCAAGCACATGAGGCAGGTCTTATTGATAAGACCAAACAGAACATATATGATCCCGAATATAAGACACCTGACTTTGATACTGTTAACATCTCTGGCGATCATCTACATGACACAGACGCACAGATATTCCACAATGTAGTTTCTCGTGGAGTATATGGTGATAAGAAGTCTTTACACGACGAAGTAAGTCCTGCTATGTTTCTCAAGAAGATAGAGAATCTGGCATACCGTAATGCAATCTACAAGAATATGATTGACGTTACATTACCGGGACCGGGATTCATTAAGTCTGGTGGTACTGTTGGTGACAAGATTAAGATCAATGTATTGAATGATGATAACGGTAAGGATGGTGGACTTGATAGACTGAGGAGTGGTGATTTCCTTGTTTACAATACAAGACATACCTTTAAGAACACTCGTCACGATGTGGCACTTACCGTGTTCAAATTAGAGAAGGGATCAAAATGATTAAGTATTATGGAGACAAGACACGATGGTTCGTGGGCGATGTCATTGACGGAACACCCCCTTATGGTTTCGAAGGTAGGGTACGAGTGCGCATACACGGTGTACATAATCCGTCTGCTCGTCAAATAGCACAGAACGATCTACCTTGGGCACAGGTTGTATTACCAACTACCGAAGGTGGTGTGTCTGGTTTGGGTACTACTCCAAGAATAGAATCAGGGGCACTAGTCTTTGGTTTCTTTATGGACGGCAAACAGTCTCAGGTTCCCTTGATCCTTGGGTCAATACCTCGTACCGAATACCCTAGTCCAGTACAGAAATCTGTTGCATATCAAGATCTAACCGAAAGAACTGATCCTAACACAGAGTTCTACAATATATCTGTATCAGGTATCAATGAGAATGATCCTTCCCTTGGCAACGAATTGTCTAAGCAACCTATCACGGAAGTGATGGCAAAGTATCGTAGAGATATTGCTGTTAGATTCTTTTTGTCAAATGGTTACACAATCAAGCAGTCGTGTGCTATCGTGGGTATTATGGCAGAGACAAACCCTACATTCGATACTACTTATGAGAATGCAGGTGGTCTTGGATTGATGGGATGGAGCGACATAAGATTAACTCGACTCAAACAGTTTAGTACTTCGTGGATGTATTTTAGCGTACAACTTGCCTTCATTATGTTTGAACTAAATACTACAAAGGTAGATGCGAACGTTCGTATACTTAACTCTGATGTTATTGATAAGAGTAAAGGTAAGTCTTTAGGTGAGATACTTTCTCGATTCTATGCTCCTATTGTAAACGATTATAGTTCCCAAGTCAAGAGAGTATATGAAATATATGCTAATAAGGTATAACGATGTCTAAGATAGATACAATCAATGCTAAACTTTCCTCCAATGCCAAACAGGTCGGAGCAGAGTCGCACACTGGTAATATTTTACAAGCGGCAAAGAATGCTACCGAAGTAAAGAAAGCAAACACGTTGACCGTGCTTGGTAGTGACGTAGGTGTGTTGACGAATGGTTATGAGAGTTTAGACAACTGTCCTATTAGTCAGACCGATCCAAGCAAACTATTAAATAATGTATTATCAGGTGATACCTCTAGTAAGTTGAATCAGATGATGCCTAGTGCTACAGCATTCCCTAGTACTGATCCTGCCGCATTCAAGGTAAAGACACTGGGTGCCGCGACTACCTCAATGGTAGCACAGGTTATCCAAACAAATGTATTCGATAGCGCAGGTGATCTAGTAGGACACGATTCTGCATCCTTGGGATCATTGGTTCCTACCGTGACACTTGGTGCTGATGTAACTCAGAATGTAAATGAAGTAATGACTTCCTTGACTGGAATCGTACCTCCACTCGAACCAATTACTATTGTGTCTTTGGGTGGGTCTGCCGTAGATGCTATCGCAGGTGCTATAGGAGAAGCAAAAGATTCTAAAGCAACTATCCTCGCGAAGATATCCACTGTGGCAGGTGAAGCAAGTAAACAAAGCGGTGGTGTTGGACAGGATGCGTTGAAAGGTAATGCCGCCATGAAGGAGGTAATGCAGAAAAAAGATTCATTAGTCGGTGATATTCTGGGTGCGGTAAGTGCCGTAGAAGGTCTTGCTGATACTGCCGCTGAAACTGCCGCAAATGCTGTAGGATCTGCGCTTGGTGGACTACAAGACAAATTAGAAACTACTGTCGGTGATCTTACTGAATCTATTGAAGACTCCGATGGATTGGATAAGTTATTGAGTAGCATCACTAAGGCAGTAGGCGAAGGTATTTCTAATATTGTTGGTCAAGTTGCTGATGGATTATCTGATGTGGTGGGTTCGTTACAAGTATTGGGAGAACAATTGACAGGTACATTGAGAAGTGCTTTCGCAGGTGCGATAGGTGGGTTGCCATTATCTGATGAAAAGGTTTCCGAATTAACACTTCTTATGCAAAAGGGTGATGATGTTTCTAAGACTAAAGCGGCAGTGATACTGGCACAAGCGGCAGATCCTAGTCCTGCTATGAAGAAGGTTATTGCTGAAGCAGGTGATAATGCTTCTACTGTAACTGGTTTTAAAGAACTAGTAGAGTCTAAAGCAAGGGCGGCAGGTATTCCTACCGCAGAAGTACAGAAGTTTAGTTCTACTCAAGACAAGATTGAATCATCATTAGAAGCAGTGACTACTACTATCGCAGGATCTAATGTATCCGAAGCAGGTACATTCTATAAAGAAGAAGTCGATCTAGCAGTCCTTGCCAAAAGATATAAAGAATCAAGTACTAAAGTATTCCCTTATGTTAACTCTAAGGAAGAACTTCAGTTAGAGATCTTCAAGACAACTCGTGAAGTTAGCGAGATAGTTGTCCATGCCACCGAGAGTTACACCAATGCTAATATCGGTAGTGAAGAGATTCATATACGACACATCGAAGCAGGGCATGATGGTATTCAATATCACTATGTCATTAGGCGCGATGGTACACTACAACGCGGTATCCCAACGGATACTCCGAGTACTGCCAGTGCTATTCTGGGTCACGACAAGAACTGTATTGATGTTGTATTGGTCGGTGGTGTTAACGTACCGTCCGAAGCAGACTATCCGTTGTTGAATCTAAGTGCTTCATCATTTACCCAAGCACAGATGAAGACTCTAGAAGCAATATGTGAATCATTCTACCTGAAAGTTTCGGGTGGTCAAGTGATGGGTCATAATGCTATAGATCGAAACTCTCAAGATCCATACTTTGATGTTGTGTCTTATGTCGAAAACAAGTTCGGCAAGAAGAGTGTGTACGAAGACCTTCTGACCGAAACATCATTATCACTGAAAGACTTGATTACGAAGAGAGCAGTATGACTACAACAAATAAAAAAGTATCAATAGGTGACAATCCTTCAGTAGAGAATACCGAAGGAGTACCAATTGATGGTTTCCAAGATCCTACAGGCGAGTATCCCAAGAGAGAATACCACTACGGATCTTCGATAAACAAATCTGCTCGTGGACTAAAGGTAGAGAACCTTTATCTGGGTGGTGGTACCGAAGGGGTATCGCTGAATCTAGAAGACCAAGAACCTTCTCGTTTCCCTTTCAACCAAGTCAAAGAGACTTCCTCTGGACATATCATCTCATACGATGATACTCCCGGTGGCGAACGCGTACTTATCAAACATCGTACAGGCGCAGGTGTAGAAGTTCGGGCAGATGGATCTGTTATTATCTCTTCTTTGAATAACAAGGTTGAAGTAACTGGGGGTGACCAAACTGTTATTGTTGAAGGTAATGGTAAGTTGGTGTATAATGGTAACCTCAACCTAGAAGTTACTGGAGATTACAATGTCAATGTTGGGGGTGACTACAACGTCAACACTAATGGCAATCAAAACACCAAGGTAAGAAAGAACAACATAACCGAAGTAGGATTGAACACAAACTATCTTACCAAAGGAACTCACGTCCAGAAGACAGTAGAACACGAGTCGCGTATAGTATTGGGTAACGAGAATCATATCGTTAAGGGATACTGGAGAAACCAGATTGGCGCAGAGATCGAGATGTTCACTGGTAACCGTTTCCAAGTGTCGGCAGAAGAAGAGTTTGCGATCACCGCACTCCAAGGTAATATCTCTGCGACCGAAATATCAGTAATTGGTATGAAGGGCGTGATTGGTGGTGAGGCAGTTGAGTTTACATCTCCTGTCTATATGGGGCCACAGGGTGCTGTACCATTTACTTCTGGCGCATCTTTCTATGGTTCATTTCACGGACAGGCACTAGAAGCAATCAAATCTAACTATGCGTACAAAGCAGAGAATGCCAAGACTTCCGAGAAAGCAAGTAAGGAAAGTCCGGGACAACCAAGCGGTGGTGCCCCAGAAGTACCTACCAATATGGAGAGTGAAGTTCCTGTTAAACCAGTACCAATTTGTGATGCTGTCTCTGGCATACTCTCTGATGGTCATCTTTCTATCCGTGCTGTTAAAGTAGATCCAAAGGACGCATTAAGAAACTCATTATTATTACGAGACGATTACGCAGGGTTGTTCGAGAAAGACCCAACCATCGATGAGATTAGATCAACGCTAAGAGACGTTGCCAACCGTACAATTACGAATGCCGAAGATAATAAGTTTGTTGACATAATGATACAGAACGAAGTGATAAGTGCCCAATGGGAAGCACCACTACCATTCAAGATAGGTCGTGTTGCGAAAGGAACTGCTACAACTCCTAAGTTTGGATACACTCCATTAGGCAACTCAATAGACCATAGAGGAAAGATATTCAAATGATAGTTTTACCTGACCAGAAGTTCAACCCTAACTTCCAAGACATAATATTGTCTAGTACAAAACTAGCACCGGGAGTGGCATTGTCCAAGTTCCTTGGTACGAAAGGTAACCCTTGTAGTTTGACCACAGTATCAAAGTATCAAAATAACCAGACAGAACGGAAACAACTCGCACGGAACCTATACCTCCACGCAGAACTGTTCCGTAGTGTTAACGGCAATACTGATATGTTCAAGGACGTTCGTTTGATTGTGACCGAAGGTGTCTACCGTGGTGGCCCAATAGAAACAGTCGCAGGTGATAACCTCACTAAGCAAGAAGGTAGATTGGTAGTATATAAGGTTATTGACGAAGACGGAAAGATCGATTATGAGAGAACGTTTGATCTAGCAGTGTATTGGAAAGACTATATGAACTACGATAAACTCTCATTAGAATACGATATGTGGAATCCTAATGGTGTACTGAATGCCCAGATAGCAGTCGAGACACCCAAGGTACCAGAGTCTTTTGATATATCATTTGGTGGTAAAGTACAGACTAACTTTAATGGGTCGCTTTTATCGGCAGATGAACTCACAGAAGTTCTAGAAGATGTATAAATAGAACTATAAGAATTTTAGGATAGTAAGATGGCAAGAGCATTCTCAGTAGAAGACGGTAAACTTGATAACCAAGTCACGTTAAACGCTACAAATAATCGCGAGTACATAGACATTGATATGTCTTTCTCTGCGAAACCGACTGGTGACGTTTATAAAAAGAATGCTGTGGCGGCAGTTAAGCAGTCACTCAAGAACCTATTAATGACAGCACGAACCGAGAAACCATTCCAAGCATACTTTGGATGTAATCTCAATTCGTATTTGTTTGAACTTGCGGACGCAGGAACAGTAGGTGAGATCAAGATTGCTATCCGAGAGAATGTAAGAGTGTATGAACCAAGGGTTGATCATAAGAAATTGGTAATCCGATGTGTATTGTCTCCGAACGATAACACTCTTATAATAACATTAGTTTTTAACGTATTGAATTCTGGCGAACAAGCAGAGTTCACAACACGACTGAATAGGTTACGATAATGGCAACAACAATACACAGTTCTTCTTTAGACTTCACAGCGATAAAGAATAATTTAAAGACATATTTACAGCAACAGTCTGAGTTTAAAGACTACGACTTTGAAGCGGCAGGTCTTTCAAATATTCTTGATGTGTTGGCATACAACACGCACATGAATGGACTGACTGCCAACTTTGCCTTGAACGAATCGTTCTTGAATACTGCACAGTTGAGATCCAGTGTTGTGTCACACGCAGAGACTTTGGGTTATGTTCCTGCGTCTAAGAGTGCCGCACAAGCGACAGTCAACCTATCCTTTAACATTGGTATCGACCAAGAAGATGTACCTGAGAAATTACAGGTATCTTCTGGTTATAAGTTTACCTCTTCTGTTAACGATGCGTCATATACATTCCAGACTCAAGAGTTAATCGAAGCAACAAACGATGGTAATAACTTCTTCCAATTCCAAACACTAGAGGGATCCACAGAGATTCCTGTCTTCGAAGGTATTGCTAAGACTAAGACATTCTTCGCAGGTGAAGATACCGAAGGTACGTTGTATATAATCCCAGATATAAACATGGATAGATCTACTGCTGTAGTAAAGGTATATGAGAGCGCAACTTCTGGTGACTTTACCTCATACATTAACCTAGAGGTCGCAACTAACATTGACGTAACAACTCCTGCTTACATACTCAAGGAAGCACCTAATGGATACTATGAGTTGTCGTTTGGTAATGGTTCTACTTTAGGCGCAGTACCTACCGCAGGTTCTAAGGTCACAATAGAATACTTATCCGTAGATGGTTCTAATGCCAACGGTGCAAGATTGTTTGAACCAGTTAATACTATCGAAGTAACCGAACCCACAAGTGGTATCGGTCTAGAACGATTACCTATTGTATCTACTACTAACCGATCAGTCGGTGGTTCTGCCAAAGAGTCACTTGCGTCTATTCGTAAGAACTCTCCTTATCGCTATGCCACACAGAACAGAATGGTAACCCATGCTGACTATGCATCATTAGTACTTCGTACATATGGTTCATTGATCAGTGACATAATTGCTTGGGGTGGAGAAGATAACCTAGTACCAGAGTATGGTATGGCATTCCTCTCTATCAAGTTCAAGTCAGACGTAACTGACAGTCTCAAAGAAACAACTAAAGATAACATCCGTGTGTTGGTGGATCAATTGTCAATTGCCTCCTTTGGATTGAAGTACACAGATCCAGTACTAACTTTTATTGAAAACAATGTGTTCTTTCAGTATAACCCAGATTACACTAACTTGTCAATCAATGCTTTACAGGAATCTGTAAGAAACGTGATGACTAGTTACTATACGACTAACACTGGTAAGTTCGGACAAGCATTCAGACGTTCGCAACTACTCGCATTGATTGATGACGTGAGTCCTGCTATCCTATCTTCTCGTGCAGATGTTAAAATGCAACAACGTTTCACCCCCTCTGGTGGTGTAGAAGGTAACTTCAGTTTTGACTTCCCGACTCAAATATCTAATCCTCTGATTGATCAGAAGGTTATTACGTCTTCGGTATTCAAAAAGACTACTGCCAAAGGATTATTGAACTGTCAGATAGTAAACAAAGAGACAAAGAACATCGTAACGATTGATACACTAACATCGAACGTAGTTGTTGTTGGTAAAGTTAATACAGTTAATACTGCCGCAATTGGCGAGAACAATATAAC